AATGTCTGTTTGCTTTCTTCTCTGTAATATGTTCTACCTCTTCAGCAGCTATCAGCTTGCAAGGTATAGTTCTCATATCCTTATCGACTGATACTATTATTGGATTCTTATACTGTCCGTTGGTAGCTAGTAATCCAAGTACGTCATCTCCTTCAAGGTTTGGATAAGATACACAGTCATATATTTTTTTGCAGTTATTAATTACTGATCGCAAAGCTAGTGGTTTTCTTTTACCTATCCTATGTATCTTGTACTCTGGAAATATCTCATGTCTGAATGTTGGGTAAGAAGTAAAGCACATAACTATATCATGCTTCTCTCCTGCTATGGTTCTAAAAACATCTATCCTGCTATCAATTAGATTCATAATATCTCTTTCATCTGAATGAAGAGTATGTTCGTGTTCAGTCCATCTTGTGTCTTCTTCACAGGCACAACATGAATTATAGATCAACCAGTCTGCATCAATTAGTAAAGTCATAAAGCTCCGAATGTGTTTTCATAAACTACTAGCCGACCTGTCTTCTGGTCGTACAATAACTTATCTACTTCGCCTGTCATACCAGTATGTCTGGACTTCAATACCTTTAACTGTAGTCTCTGTCTTTCACTAACATCTCCAACTTGGTTTCTTGACGCACCAAGTACTACATCTGATAGCTGTACCAAAGAGTGAGAACCTCTTAGATCAGATACAGATATATCTCTACCCTCTTCGTGTCCTTGCCCTTGCGGTCTGCGTAGATGACTTACTACTATCAAAGCTATGTTTGTTGCTTCGCATAAACTTCTTAGCTTAGTCATTGTTACATCTATAGCTCTGCGTTCATTGTCTAACTCAAGACCAGACATGACTATTGATATGTGATCTAGTATAACTACTTGTACTTTATCTACAGTTGCCAGATACCTTATCTGTTCTAGCAATACATCAGGGTCAAGACTGCCAAA